CCCCACACAATAAACATGCGATTGGGTTTCAACACACGGACACATTCATGAGACCAGGCAGCACACCACGAGAGATAAGCAAACTCATCTTCCCATTGCTTATCCCATCCCTTGCCACCATCAAAACCAATGAAGTATGGTGGATCTGTGACTACCAGATCCACACTATTATCCTCAAGAGTCTTGAGGTAATCTAAACAATCTGATTGTACTACACTGCTTTCAGCCATTCAAAGTCGGAAGGGAATCCATCCAGGAAGTATGTCCCAGACTTCACTCGCTTCCCACCATGCTGGTTATAAATCCAGTTGCCTTTAGCATCCTGAACCTCTACTGCTTTACGAACAGTTTCTTTATCTGCTTCGTAAAACTCTACACGGTCAGGATACACAGCAATGAACACAACATCATCGTAATCCTGATCGGGACGAATCTGTTGCCAGCGGAAGTGTGTGCCATCACCCCAGAGAAAAGATCCTTTGATCTCTTTCTTACGGGAGTTACACTTACGGTCATGATTAGAGTTATCAGGTTTTTCAACCATGAAACCCTTACCAGTCATGTATTCCTCATACATGTACTCAAAATACTTACCTTTCTTCTTAGAAGACAAGTCCTTCAACGTTTTGAAGGCAGAGTTGGTGTAAGGACACTTCGCTTTGTCAGCGGTGATCTCAGCAAAAGTCTGAGTGTTTACGAAATCGTTAGCGTTGAGCATAACCTTGATCTCCTGAATTTGTTTACTCTGTTATTATGGCATGAAAAAGGGGGTCTGTCAACCCCCTAGACCAGTTCTTCAACTGTCACCCCAGATCGGGTGAAGTTCAGTTTTAGCATGTTCAGTCTTGTTAATGTGCTGCTCCCACATAATCGCATCCTCTAGATTGTAGAAAATAGCTTGTTGCTTCGCTTGTCCCTTCTTCTTGCTCTTCATCCACACAACTGCGTACTTCATTCCAATACTCACGAAAAACTACAAGATTTGCTTGGTAACGACCATTACGCTTGTGCTTGTCTGGTCGATCAATAAAACAGATTGTGATATAGTCATCACAAATGAAGTTCACCCACCCTTCGGTGTGGTGATACTGGACCATCATACCATGCTCAAACTTCATCAGTCAACGGTATCAAAAAGTTTACGATCTTTGTTTTCTGATTTAGGGAGACGGAACATCTCTTTCAGATCATTCAACTGATCCAACTGTCTCTGAAGATTGTCAATCTGTGCTTGAAGGATCTGAAAGTTGTAGTCGTTGTTGTTCTGTAGCATCAGCATATTCTGAACTGCTGCTTTGAAATCTTCTTCGCTCATGATAAGTCAAGTTGGTGAGTTGTCTTTGAAGTTCTACCTCAACTGATACTAGTTTACAATACATAAAATCTTTGTATTGGTTGTCCTGTATCAGTGAGGTGATGTTATTTATTTGCTGCAATGCCAACAGCAAACGCTCTTTCTCATTCATCAGTAACGCTCAGGGAGTTTATCATATTGCCATTTTTGGGCAATTTCATCTGCGAAGTCAACCTCACGGTGACCCATCATCAAAGATTTTAGCACAGTTGCTTTCTCCATCCCTTTTCTGTGATAATCTATCACATCTTGGATACAAGATAGCATCTCCTCATATGCTCGTCTGCTCGATACTTTATCATCTTGGAGGTAATCATCGATGCAATCTTGCATACGATCTTTACGCTGTGTTTCATACTCTTTCTGCCAATAGTCATTGGAAACTTGAATGTCAGGGCGTCCTTCAATAGTCATCAGTGGAATTCCTCATTACGGCAACGGTCAAGATATTCTAGCACTTGGGAGCGCCATTCCATCAACTCATGGTAACATTTCTGATTGTGAGCACATTGGCGCAGTGCTGGATCGGGTTTCAATACGCTTTCGTAGAAGAGACCCAGGGCATCGCGGCGTTTCTCGTGCTTGCTGTTGTCCATGGTTGTGTGTCGAACTGATAGTATTTTAGATTGTTTTGTGTGGGTTTCTGTATAACCTCACACTATCTTAATATTGTTCCCCATCTCGTGCTTTGGCAGGAGCGTGGGCAAGGTCAACAAATGCCATCGCCAGTTCAGAGAATGCGTTGGGTATCACCACAATACAGAGACCAGAAACAGCGACGCCAAAACAAATTTTCCAGAAGTAGCCCATGGGACTAAGCGGTTTACTCAGTTAGGATACCTCAGATTGACCCATTCCGTCGTTCTGGGGGACAGTATCGTCATCGTCCACTCGGTCAACGGATGCGATGTCGCAGACAGGAACCTCATGCTCGCCGCCAATACGATACCAATGCATCATATAGCCATGGTATTCTGGATGTGCTTGGTATTCAGCAGTGTATTCAAATTCACCCAAGTATTTGATCTCTGTCTCTGGGATATTGTGATCACGGAGCATCGCTTGCAGTTGCAGATGCGTCAATTCATATTGTGTGGGAACTTTCATGGAGTCAGTAGATATTAAAGGAAATTATGATACGTTCTGTATCAGATTGTACTGGTTTACACTGGTGCATCAGAACAGATGGGAAGAATATAATGTCTCCCTCAGATACCTCAGGCACATACTCTAACACATTACCTTCAATGAAGTCAACATATGGCGAGTAAAATGATGTTGCTTGATGATTATCTTCAAATTGTGCATAGAATATTGCACTGAATCCTAGAGCACCATGATTGTGTAACTCATGATACTGCTTAGCAGCATATTTCTGTGCCCACATCAATTTAATATTGATATTTGAAGGATATATTTCATTGAACTCTTCTAATGCTGGTCGCAAAATATCAACAACTTCATCACCATATGGTGCGAACTTGTTCTCGTTTAATAGTTCATTATTGATATGATAGTCAGTATAGTGACCATCATGTTCTTCTAGTTTAAGTAATGATAGTATTCTATCCTTATGTTCACTCCAGTTCTCTACCTTTGTTTTAAAGATAGGAATGACAAATGCATTATGCTGATCCATTATTCAGGTCTATTGTTACCAGGACGTAGTGCTTTGTTATCGTATTCTACAACACCATCTGGTCTAATGACATAGCATTGATACCAGTATGGTTCACCAGCATCACCAGATGGCAATTCATCTCTGCGAGGGAAATAATCAGCAACAAAATCAAATGCAATATCTGGATTTCTAAACTGAATATAACCATAGAACTTGCTTTCTAGTTCTACCACCAGTTCTGCTGGCATGTCTTCATCAAACTTATAGTAATCTAATACTGTTGATTTGGTTGCTTCATCTGCTGCTTCAAGTCTTGGGTTCTCAAAGTATACAACTGCTCCTGATTGTGTAGCAGCATACTCTTCAATATCGTCCCAATTTGCAGCAGAATCAAGAGTCTGTATGTTCATCTTGTGTCTCCACTTTCTTTAATTTATACGCAGCAGTTACTCTAAGACCATAAAACTCTCGTCCAGTCTCTTCTGCCCAATGTAAAATATCTGATGGGAACAATACAGCAGACCCAGGTTTAGGGAAAACTGAATCAAATCTACCATCTTCCTGAACAAACATAGTCTTGCCACCCCATGTAATATCCCATGTAGGATTGCAGAACAACACGAATGTATAGTCAGCATCATCTTTGTGTGCTCCACCATTCAAACCATATGTGTGCCCATTCAAATAATAATCCAAGATCTCAAATTCAAATGGAATCAAGATCTTCATCTTCTCTGGAATAATACTATCAAACATAGTAATTCCTTTGACATCCATCTTCCAGAATCTTTTAAATGGTGTGGTAGTATCACTAGCAGCACCAAACATCCAGCGGGGGCGACTAGCAATCCTATCAATCTCTTTCATCTCATTGATAGTGAGAATAGTATCATATGATTTAATATCAGTTAGCAATGCCATATCAGTTCCTCAAAATACTGCTGCGCTTGATCAATCCCATTCTAATGAGATCAAAATTGACTAGATCTTCACGATCCATACTACCTTCAATCTTGTAGTAGAACTTATTTAATTCAGCAAGATAGTATCTAATTGTAGGATCTACAATAGAACTTTCCATCCAAAATGTCAAGCACTTACGAACACCACTGGTGACAGGATTAACACCATGAATGAATTCTGTTGGATAAATGAGTGCTTTGCCTGGTTCTACTTTTTTCTCAATTCTCTCAGTTCCAATCTGAATATAATGCTCACCACCTTCGTAGTCATCATTCAGATTAACAACACAGGTATAATCTGTTCTAGTTCCCCACATGTCAAAAAAATCACTATGATCAGCATAATGATTGCCAACCTCATACTTGAGCATCAAAGATGGAGAACATTTGTTGAGAATATGAATCTTTGAGATCTCAGATTCTCTGATTAATTTGTAAACGGCAGTATTTACCATTTTGCCGATATCAATATCACTTTGCTCTGAGTTGTGCTTATACTTTTTATCTTTTGGACCAGACTTGGCACCATCTTCAAACTTACCAGCATCAAACAAACTGAGCATTTGTCTCAATTTGTTTTTATCTAGAAAATCATATTCATAAATCATTTGCTCTCTCGCTCAAAGTTTGAATGTATTTGTTCACAGAATCTTTGTATGAGTTTAGCACATTTGGAAGAGGACTGCACATATTCATAACATAATTGTACCCAAGCAAGAACTGGGTATCACCAGAGTA